GCAGTCGCCGAACTTCACCTGCCCCATGGAGCCGTCCTGGGTGCCGGTGTAGCCGGTCATCGAATAGTTCCCGTTGGCGCGGATTTCGGTTTCGAGTGCCGAAATGAAATCCGATCCCGCCAGGAACTTGGTCGGGCGCCCGCCGTAGCGGATCAACTGGCGCTTTTCCTGCTGCAAGAACGTCCACAGCGCGCCGCCGTTGGTGGTCGCCGAGGTGATCGCGCCGCGCCCGCCGGCAGTGCCGTACGCTGCGCACGCAGAGCGGTTCTGCCACCACGTGTTGGCGCTGCGGGACAGGCCCCCGGTGGTCCCCGTGTTGGGCACGTCGATGATGATCGACTGAAGGCCGGCCAGCGCCTTCGGGTCGGCGGTGCCGTCCCCCCAGAGCAGGCCGTTCATGCCACGCGCGTATTGCTCGCCGAAATCCTCCAGCTTGTCGGCCATCAGGTTGACGAGGACGGTGACCTCGCGGTCGGAGTGGTTAGACGTGCTCGAACCGTCGCCGGCGTCGTCGGTGACCGAGATGCCATCGATCTTCAGTTCAGTGTGCGTGAGCGTCAGGCCGATATGGTGCTCACGCCACGGGTAGTTGCAACGCATGATATTGGCGGGCGTGTAGAAGCTCACGCTGTCGTTGTGCGTGTAGCCGACGATGTGGTCGTTGACGCCGCCGGCACCGTAGGTGCCTTTCACGGCCAGGGAAATGTTTCCCTTGCCGCCGGGGAACGATTTCGCGCTCCCCTCCATCAGGCGCAGCAACGGTTTTGCCTGGATGGACTGCTTAAACGTGTCGCCCTTGTTGAGATAGAAATCCAACGACGCATTCGCGATGTTGGTGATTTCTCCTGCTGTGAACGCCATTGATCAGGCCCCTGGGATCAGGAGGCCCGTCGCATCCCGGCGAGTGCCTGAAGAACTGCATCCTTCATGGAGGCTGGCTCCCGAACGACGGACCCTGTGGTTGTCGTTTGGATGCCGGACGGGGTGCGGCGCGTTGCCTGCGGGACAGGCTGTCCCTTCAGCAATTCGCGTGTGGCCTCGTCATAGGCCGCTTTCACAAGCGCCACCGCTGCGGCAGGGGACGCGGGCAAGCCGCGCTCCTGCATCAGAGCCTGGGAGAAGCGACGCACGGCAACCGACTTGCGGGCGTAGTCGGGGTCCCTGGTCCGGAGGTCGGCTTCCCATGCGTCAACCGCGTCACGGATGGCGCCGACGTTTCGCGTCTGCGTCTCCGCGGTCTGCTGCTGCCGCGTCGCCGTCAATTCGCTCTCGGCCCGCCGTGCCTGGTGCCGCGTGCGGGTCAACTCCCGCGCCGCGTCCTCGTTCAGCGTGCCGTCCTCGACCTGCTTTTGCAGATCGGGCGCAATGCGCGCGCCGACCGCTTCCTGGGCCACCATAACGTAGGGGGTGACGCCTTCCAGGAACGCACGGTAATCGCCGCGACGCAGGGCAGAGCCAATGCCCAACAAACGGTTGACATCGTCAGCCGCAAGCTGGTTCTCGGCGAGATAGCCTTGCAGTTGCCGGTGCGCTGTCAGCTCCGGTTGCACGGCGTCAAACGCCTGACGGGCTTCGTTTCGCTGGCCAAGAAGGCGCTCAAACCGGCGCCGGGTTTCGGGACGGAGCTTGCGCAGCTCGCCCTCGCTCGGGTCGGCCTCGGCGTCCTTGTCCTGGGAAGTCTCCGGGGCGGGGGTCTGTCCCTGACCCGTGTCCTTAGCCGCGACCTGATCCGGTCCCGCTTTACCCGTGTCCTTTTGCTCCGCGACGGAGGGGTCACCCTCGGTGGGGAGCGCAGAGGTCTCGGGCTTGGTGGGCACGACCTTGAGGACCGCGGAGAGCAGTTCCTCACGGTCGGATCGGCGGCTGTCGCCTGACGAGGGCGAAGGGCTGTCGGTGCCTGACGAGGGCGACGGTGCGTCGGGGGCCGGCGCGGCTGGTGAAGCCGCACTGGTGGCGTCGGCGCTGGACGACGGCGCCGTGGTAGTCGTGCTGTCCGAGGGGATCGATGTCGTTTCCGACACTTTTTCGGTTCTCCAAGGAGAACCGTAAGAGTTTTGTTGGTGTCGTGTCTAGTGTTGTGTCACGTGAAACATTTTGTCAGGGTTGCGGCCGCAGCAAACACTGCTCGATGATTTTTGTCAGCATCACGTTCCGCGTGTCGGCGTTGTGGTCAAACGTCCACGCCATCACGCCGAGAAACATGCAGTTCATGACGATGAGCAGAAGAAAGGCCGGCGGCAGGACGCGGATCAGCCGCTCGCTGATCGAGACGAGAACGCCCGCGCCCGGGGGCGGCGGGTCGCCGGTCACGGCGTAGGCATTCCCTGCGACGAGGGCGCGATGCGTGGCATGCCGCCGCCGGTGCCCGGGCGGTTGCCGTTGGCACCGTAGACCTGCAAGGGCGGGGTGAATGCACCCATGCGCCCGGAGGGCGTCACCCCGGGCGGGGCCGGAGTGCCGGTGCCGCCGGCCGGTCCCTGCGCATTCGGGTCCTGGCCGGCCCCGGGAGGTCGTGGCGGGCCTTTCCCGGCGCCACTGGGAAACGCAGCGCCGGGGCCGGCTCCTGGGGCAGCGGGCGGGCGCCCCATGAGTTGGTTCAGGGCTTCCATCGACGGCAGCCCCTCGCTGAAAGCCTCGGTCACGTCGATGTCGTCGCCCATGCGGCGAATAAGCTGCCGCGCCAGCCACTCGGGGGAGATGCCGGGGACCCGCTGGAGGAGAGGCACGAGTTGCACCAGCGTCTGCACTTCCTGCTGGCGATCGACGGGACCGTTGGCGCCTTCATCGACCATGAGAAACACGTTTTCGGCGACCGTCTGGCGGTCAAGCTGCGGCCACGCAGCACCTGGGCCAACCACTTTCTGTACGGTGTCAGGGGTCACGTTCAGCACCAGGATTTCCGACGCCGTGCGCGCCATCTCGCTCATGGTGTCGTTGATGTCGTCGACGAGGCTGAGCGTGTCGGTGTTCTGGCTGAACTGGGCGACGGAAACCTCGGTCGCGGTCGCGTCCCCCGACGTGGTGCCCTGGTCGGCCTGATCCGAACCCAGCACGCGCAGCACGTCCTCGAACACCGGTGCGGTGTCGTAAACATGCGGGTCGATCGGCGGCATCTCGATGACCTGCAACACGTCCCCGATCTTCTGTCCCGGGGCCAGCCCGTTCAACTCTAAGAGCGCATTCGCCGGATGCGTGCGCAACTTGTTCATGTCGGCTTCTTCGAGCAGTCCCGCAGCGACCGCCGTCTTCGGCCGGTTGGCGCGCCGGTGCTCGCGCAGCCCCTGCCGCGCGCGGTTCAACTCAAGCTGCATGTCGCGCATCAGATCGATGTCCGACTGCGGATAAAGGCCGCGCTGCGCATAGCCCTCGTTGAACACGAAGGCGAACCAGGGCCAGAAGCGGGAGAATTCGGTGTCGGGCGACGCCGGCTCTTGCAGAAAATCCGGGTAGCCGTCGCAGACGACATAAACCAGGCCGTCCTTGCGATGATAGATTTCCCAGACGCACGCCTGCGTGTCGGGTGAAAACTCGTCGTCGCGGCCACCGGCCGAATGGTTGTCGAGCCGTGCGCTCTCGAAACCCTGGGACAGCCCGTCCGCGGTGTAAGCGGTGTAGCTGGTCCCCACGTCGACCATGTAGATTTCTTCGATCTGCTCCGGTGAAAGTAAAAATTCCTGCGCCACCCAGTCGGCACCCAGGAACCCGCGCAGGGACCGGCATTTCGGGTCCGGGATGATCGCGGTGCTGTCGGGATAATCGAAGGTCAGCCCTTCGCGGACGATGATCTGCTCTTCCTGCATCAGCGACTGGATGGCGAGCTTCAACTCCTCGGCTTCGGCGCTGTCGGGCTGGATTTCGCTGTCGGCCATGTCCGCCGCCAGCCGTTCGATATGGGCCAGACGCTCCGACATGTCGGCGATACGGGCCTCGATTTCCGGGCGCATGCGCATCGCCCGCTGGAAGCCCACTTTCACGTAGCCGACCGCGGTGATGATGCCGCGGCGCACGGTCATCTTCATGCAGTTCTTGAACGAGTGCGTCTGCTCGCGGACATTGTAGTCGTAAAGCATCCGCAACGTCGTGCCGACGCGCTCCATGAGCTGGTCGAACTGCTGCACCGTCTGCGCGTCTTGCAGCACCATCAGCGCGTGCGGGTCGGGCGGCATGCCGTGCTGGGCCGCCATCAGCATGGATTGCTGCGCCTGCTGCAACTGCTGGCCGGTCCCGTCCCAGGTGGTCGCCATCAGCCGCGGCGCGCGCTTGGCCTGCATGGTCGGGTTGTTGGGGTAGAGTTCCGCCGTGCGCTGGAGCACGTGCCGGATGCAGATGTTGGCGATGTAGCGATCGTCCCGCACCACCTGGGTCTCCGGGGCGGGCATGTCCGGCCATTGCCGCCCCTCGACGAAGTTTTCGTTCTCCCGCATGCGCTTGAAGTCGTTCTGCCAGTGTTTCTTGGCGCGCTGCACGCGGTCGGTCCACCGTTTGACCAGCTTACGGCGGGGTTCTTCGGGTTCGGGGCGCTCGCGGTTGATGAATTTGTTGTCGGCGGTAGGGTCGGGGGGACCTGTCCCCGGCGGGACAGGTCCCTGGCTGGGACCAGTGGGCGCATAGGACGTGTCCCCGGCGAGCGTGCCAGGCATCGTCCCGAGGGGAAGGTTTGTCCCAGACATGCCTTTACCAGCCCCCTGTCCCGCCGAAGCCGAGACGCACGGATTTCTCGGCAAGACGCCGCTGATCAATCATCCAGCCGAACGTGCCCTCGGCGTTGTCGGGCTTCTTTTCGGCCCGCACACCGGCGCCCACCTGAAGCGTCAGGCCAAGGCCCACGTAGGCGAGCGCATCGACGAAATCGTCGTGCTGGTCGTGCGGAAACTTGAGCAGCTGGTCCCGCGCCGCAGGCCACCAGGGCGCGCGCTCCGGGAACAGCACCTTCTCCATCGACATGCGCCCCTGGATCGACTGCGCACGCGTC